GCAAATGTAGCGTATTCTTACGAGTTTGAAGTAGACAACTTTGAAGTATTTGATACTGTGGCAGGGTATTAATATGCTAGATAAAGAAGAATATTCCAACGAACAGACTGTAGAATCATGGGTTATGGAAAAATGTGATCATTGGCGTGATCATTTTACTAATAACTATGAAGAAAAGTTTGATGAGTACAATCGCCTATGGCGTGGTCACTTTTCGGCAGAAGATAAAACCCGAAACTCAGAACGCTCTCAAATAATCTCCCCTGCCCTACAACAAGCCGTTGAATCGGCTGTTGCCGAAATTGAAGAAGCTACTTTTGGCCGTGGTAAATTCTTTGATATCCGCGATGATATGCGTGACGAACAACCTCAAGACGTAATTTTTCTTAGAAATCAACTACATAAAGATTTTAAGAAGACTAAGGTTAGAAAGTCGGTAGCTGAATGTCTTTTGAACAGTGCAATTTATGGTACGGGTATTGCTGAAATCGTCATTGAAGAAGAAAAAGAAATGCGTCCAGCGACTCAGCCTATTATGGAAGGGCAAATGCAAGCGGTTGGTGTCAATGTTGTGGATAGGACAGTGTGCAAATTACGCCCTATACAGCCTAGAAACTTCTTAATTGACCCTGTGGCTACCTCTGTAGAAGACGCTATTGGTGTAGCTATAGACGAATTTGTCCCTTATCACCAAGTAGAACAGCTACAGGAGTCGGGAGTCTACAAAGAAACCGACTTACGCTTTGATTACTACGACAATGACCTGAATGCTGACCCTGAACTGACCGACCAGCCTGATGAAAAGATCAGACTGACCAAGTATTACGGGCTTATTCCTAAGTTCTTAATGGAAAAAGAAGAAGATTTTGAAGCGGATGAGGATGATGGACACTACATTGAAGCCATTGTAGTCGTGGCTAACGGTGGAATACTGTTAAAAGCCGAACGAAATGCTTTTATGATGAATGACCGCCCTGTTGTAGCCTTCCCTTGGGATATAGTTCCAGGCCGTTTCTTTGGTCGGGGTATCTGTGAGAAGGGTTATAACTCTCAAAAAGCCCTTGATGCGGAGCTTAGAGCTAGAATAGATGCCTTGGCATTGACTGTTCACCCCATGATGGCTATGGATGCTACCCGATTACCTAGAGGTTCTAATAATGAGATTAGACCTGGAAAAGTATTACTGACTAATGGTGATCCTAGAGAAGTGCTACAGCCCTTTAATTTCGGGCAGGTAGGACAGATTACCTTTGCTCAAGCGGATGCCCTTCAGAAGATGGTACAAACCGCTACAGGATCGGTAGACGCAGCAGGGATTCCAGGTTCTATCAATGGAGAAGCTACCGCTGCGGGTATTTCAATGTCTTTAGGGGCTATTATAAAGCGTCATAAACGCACATTGATTAACTTCCAAGAATCATTCTTAATTCCTTTTGTTCAGAAGATAGCCTATCGGTATATGCAGTTTGAAGCTGAGACTTATCCGGTAAGTGATTATGAGTTTGAAGTTACCTCTTCACTAGGCATTATCGCTAGGGAATACGAAGTTACTCAGTTGGTACAACTACTACAGACTATGGGTTCTGACTCTCCACTTTATCCGGTGTTAATACAGTCTATTATCGACAATATGAACATATCCAATCGTGAGCAACTACAGCAAGTTATTGCTCAAGCTAGTCAACCCAACCCACAGGCACAGGAAGCACAGCAAGCCGAACTACAGGCTAGGCTACAGTTTCAGTCCTCTCAGACTAATGCGCTTAATGGACAGGCTATGGAGTCACAGGCTAGGGCTGAGAAGATTACTCAGGAGACTAAAGCAATTCCTGTTGAGCTTGAGATTGATCAGATTAACGCTGCAACCAAGAACCTAAAGGCGGGTGACGCTGATGATAAGGAGTTTGAACGCAGAATGAAGGTAACGGATAAGTTACTTCAGGAAAGAAAACTTAATTTAGATGCTGCTATTAGGGCAGATCAGGCAGATACTAACCGTGCAAGACAACAGCCTGCGGAGAACCTTCCTAACTAATGAGCGTAGAATCAATAGGAAAGCAACTTGAAGAGTACGAGTCGGATAGAGATTCGGCTTATGCAGAAATGTTTAGCACACAAGGCTGGAAGTATTTGATGGATTATTTGACTCAGCAAGCATCAAGGGCTGACTCAATAGAGAACATTGATAGCATGGAAGAGCTACATTTAAATAGAGGGAAATTAAAAATTATTGCGCTATTGTTGAATTTAGAAGCAACAACGGAGCATAATAGAGAAAACGAGGGTAGCAAACTTGAGTGGTCTTAGAGTTATTTTTGAATTTAAATGCAAGAATAACCATGTTTCTGAGAAGTTGGTTTCACGTGAAACATACACAATAGATTGTCCTCATTGTGAGTGTAAGGCTAAAAGAATTATCTCTGCGGTTCGCTGTAGTCTTGAACCTGCAACTGGGAGTTTTCCAGGGGCAACTGAAAAGTGGTTAAAGATGCGCGACCAACAGATAGCATTAGAACGTAAGGTAGCCGAACCATAGTCCAGTAGCTTAAAGAAGCGAATGGGTAGCTTAATAGGTCTTATGAGGTTTAATGATGGCGAAAATAATTGACCCAGTAAAGGTAGACGAAACGGATACAAGCCCTGTCTTAGAAGAATCTGATTCTACACAGAATGAGGTTCAAGAAGAGGTAGCAGAGTTACCGGAGCAATACAAAGATAAGTCCCCTGCGGATTTAGTAAAAATGCACCAAGAGCTTGAAAACAAGCTAGGTGAGCAGGGTTCAGAACTAGGCAAACTTAGGTCTGCTGAAACTGAAGTCAAAGAATTGCGAAGGGTTGTAGACGATTTTGTTCTCAAACAGTCAAGTGCCAAAGAAGAACCTGCTGAAAAGGTAGATTTTTTTGCTGACCCTGATAAAGCTGTAGATGAGGCGATTGCTAACCATCCTTTAGTAAAGGGATCGCAGCAAACAACTCAGAAAATAGAGCAAGATCAGGCTAGACAGCAATTGGTGGAGAAGCACCCTGACGTTGGGGATATCATTAAAGACACAGGCTTTGTTGACTGGGTTAAAGGTGACCCCATTAGGATTGAATTGCTACAAAGGGCAGACAGTCAGTTTGATACGGCTGCTGCTGATAACTTGTTAGGTCAGTGGAAACAGATCAAACAGGTTTCTGAGTCGGCAACCAGTTCTGAGAAAGTGGCTTCCAAGGAAACTTTGAAAAAGGTTTCTACGGGCGGTGCAAAGGGTAGTAGTGAACCTCCTTCAAGAAAAATCTTCCGAAGAGCAGATATTATTAATCTTATGAAGACTGACATTAAACGCTACCAAAGCATGGAGCCTGAAATTAGACAGGCTTATGCGGAAGGTAGGGTAAGGTAAAAGGTAACTACTATGGCTAATGAAACTTCAGGTGCTTATTTTACAGCTAATGCTGCTGTAGATAAGACTGCTGCTGATAAATTCATTCCTGAAATATGGAGTGACGAAGTGATTGCGAGCTACGAGAAAAATCTCAAGATGGCTCCACTTGTTAAAACCCTTAACTTTTCAGGTTCTAAGGGCGATGTTATTCATGTTCCCAAACCCACTCGTGGAAGCGCGGCTGCTAAGTCAGAAGCTACTGCGGTGACTATTCAAGCGAATCTTGAAAGCGAAATTACTGTTACTATTAACAGACATTTCGAGTATTCACGCTTGATTGAGGACATTGTTGAAGTACAGGCACAAGCGTCATTACGTTCCTTCTACACTGACGATGCTGGCTATGCCCTAGCAAAGCAGGTAGATGATGATCTATTTCGCGCTGGTACTGGCTTTGGTTCAAGCACACTAGATATGACTGTCGTGACTGATGGCTCTACCGCTGCTGGTACTGCCTTTGAGAGCGCAAACTCATTCTTTGTTGATGCTTCTAGTGGATTAACTGCGTATACAGACGATACTGTCGTAGCTGCTGATGTATTTACAGATGCAGGGTTTCGTGGATTAATCAAGAAAATGGATGATAATGACGTTCCTATGACGGATCGTTCGTTCATCATTCCTCCTACATTGCGATCTGCAATTATGGGTATTGATAGATATGTATCTGCTGACTTTACTTCACCTCAGACTGTTCAAAGCGGTTTGATTGGTCAGGTATACGGCATTGATATCTATGTTTCGTCAAACTGTCCTGTTATTGAGGATGCTGGCAGTAACTCTTCTGGTGCTAAAGATATTCGTGGTGCATATTTGATACATAAAGATGCCATCATGTTAGCCGAGCAGATGGCTGTTAGGTCACAGACTCAGTACAAACAAGAGCATTTATCAACGCTTTATACCGCTGATACGCTCTATGGTGTACAGGCATATCGTCCAGAAGCAGGATTTATTCTCTGCGTTCCAGACGTATAATATGAGGTACGGAAGGGGGCTTTGCCCCCTTTCTTGCTTTATGGCGAAAGATTCAAGACTCAAGAGGATAGGAGTCTCTGGCTATAACAAGCCTAAGAGGACACCTAGTCACCCTACAAAAAGCCATGTTGTTGTTGCTAAATGCGAAGACGGGTCTGTAAAGACTATTCGCTTTGGTCAACAGGGTGTAAAGGGTGCGGGTAAAAATCCTTCTTCAGCTAAAGACAAGGCAAGGAGAAAGTCATTCAAAGCTAGACACGCCAAGAATATTGCAAAGGGCAAATGTTCTGCTGCATATTGGGCTAACAAAGTTAAGTGGTGAATTAAATGGCAGCTAAAATTAAACTCAAAAGAGAGACAGGCGGGACAGGTGATACGCCAACTACCTCTGACATTGAAGCGTATGAAATAGCGCAGAATGTAACTGATAAGCGATTATTCGGCAGGGATGGCAGTAACAACATCTTTGAATTTGGTATTAACCCTACCTCTATAGCTACTGGTGCTATTACAGCTACAGGTACAGTAACCGCTAACTCACAACTTGCTTCTTCAAATGCCGTATTAACAGGCGGTTCAGTCAATGGAATAGTGATAGGAGCTTCTACTGCTGCGGCTATTACAGGCACTTTGATTACTGCTAACACTAATTTTGCGGGAAATATCACGGGAAATGTGACCGGAAACGTAACGGGAAATATTACCGGAAATACAACCGGAAACTTAACGGGTAATGTAACTGCCGGTTCTGGTACAAGTACATTCAACAATCTAGTTATTAACGGCACAGTAGATTTTAATACGGCTGTTTTGACTGACCTTGGAAGCCCCTCGAACTCAACAGACGCAGCCACCAAGGGGTATGTGGACACAGAAATAACTAACCTAATAGGTGGCGCACCTGGAGCATTAGATACGCTTAATGAGCTTGCTGCGGCCTTGAATGATGATGCTTCCTTTAACTCAACGATTACTACATCTATAGCAACTAAACTGCCTTTGGCTGGCGGTACTATGTCTGGTGCTATAGCGATGGGCAGTAATAAAGTCACAGGGCTAACCAATGGTTCGGCTTCTGGTGATGCGGTCAACAAAGGTCAATTAGACACTATGCTACCTTTGGCGGGTGGCACAATGACGGGCAATATAGCTATAGGCTCAAATGTCATTACCTCTAGTTCTAATCCTACAGACGATACTCATTTAGCGCGAAAGGCTTATGTTGATTCTCAATTAGGAAGTGCTACAGCAGCGGCTACAAGTGCTGCGGCTGCTGCTACTTCTGCTACTGCGTCAGCATCTTCTGCTACTGGGGCAGCTTCTAGCGCGACTTCAGCGGCTTCTAGTGCAACTTCTGCGGCGGCCAGCTTAGATTCTTTTGACGATAGGTATTTAGGAAGCAAATCAAGTTCGCCGTCTGTAGACAACGATGGTGATGCGTTAGTTACTGGTGCGCTTTACTACGACTCAAGTGCTGAAGAAATGCGAGTTTATACAGGTTCTGCTTGGAAAGCGGCTGGTTCTGCAATTAACGGAACATCAAGTAGACAAACGTATACAGCAACTTCTAATCAAACAACTTTTGCTATTACCTATGATGTTGGATTTGTTGATGTTTACTTAAATGGTATTAAATTGCTCGTAGGTACTGATGTAACGGCAACAAGTGGTACGAATGTAGTTTTAGCTACTGGTGCTGCAACAGGTGATATTGTTGACCTTGTGGCTTATGGTGCGTTTTCTGTATCAGATACTTACACGCAAGCAGCGTCTAATGCTCGATTTGCACAACTCTCAAACAATCTAAGTGACTTAGCTAGTGCAGCAACAGCCTTAACTAATTTAGGTATTACTTCAACTGCTGCTGAACTGAACATAATGGATGGCGTAACCAGTACGGCTGCGGAACTTAACATATTAGATGGAGTAACCAGTACGGCTGCTGAGTTAAACATATTGGATGGCGTAACATCCACGGCTGCTGAATTAAATATCCTTGACGGAGTGACTTCAACAGCGGCAGAACTAAACATACTGGATGGAGTTACGTCTACAGCCGCAGAACTGAATCTGGTAGATGGATCAAGCGCGGGAACGATTGTTAATTCAAAAGGTGTCGTGTACGGATCATCTGGAGAAGTAAACGCCACAACACTACAAATTGCTGGGACATCAATCACATCTACAGCGGCAGAATTAAATATTCTGGACGGCGTAACGAGCAGCACAGCAGAACTCAACATCCTTGACGGGGTAACTGCAACTGCCACAGAGATTAATAAGCTAGACGCACTTAGTAGAGGCTCAATTCTTTATGGTAATTCAAGTGCTGAAACAGCGATTCTTACTAAAGGCTCCGCTGACCAAGTTTTAACAAGTGACGGCACAGATATAGCTTGGGCTGATGTATCGTCAGGTGGTGGTGGCTTTGGCAATTCAGTCGCAATAACAAGCTCACAAACTTGGCAAGTTCCAGCGGATGTTACTCTGATAAAAATAACTGTTACGGGCGGAGGTGGCGGTGCGACCAATGGTTATAGTTGTGCTGGTGCGGCAGGGGGTACGGCTATTAAATATATTACTGTTGTGGCTGGTAACAACGTAGTTATTACGATTGGCGCGGGAGGCGCTGGCGCTACAAGTGCTGGAACCACTGGAGGGACAACTACAGCGGTATACAACTCAGCAGTAACCGTCTCAGCTACAGGCGGCACTGGAGGATACAGCTATGTGAGGGCTGGAGGCGCGGGGTCTGGTGGAGATATAAATATTAACGGAGGCGTTGCTTCAGCGGGAAATACCTATGAGTCTGGACAATCTTCTTTTTGGGGAGGAGGTCACTCTGCAAGTCATGGAACAGGCGCTTACGGAGCAGGGGGTTCCTTTTATCTTTATTACTCAACCTATGGTTCTGCCGGAAAAGACGGCGTCGTATACATTGAATATTAGGAGGAATAATGAAAGCACACGTTATTGAAGATGGTGTTGTAGTAAATACCATCGTAGTGGATTCATTAGATTTTGCTGACAATCTTGTTGAAGCTACCGAAGGAAGTATAGGTTGGTCGTATGCAGACGGAGCCTTTACTGAGCCTTCTGATAGCAGAACTGATGAAGAAAAAGCAGCAGATAATAGGCTTTTTAGGGATCAATATTTAACAGAATCAGATTACACTCAAATGCCAGATTACTCCTTGAGCAACAAAAGTGAATGGGCAACCTATAGACAAGCACTAAGAGATTTACCAAGTCATAGCAACTGGCCTAGCTTGGAAGATAATGACTGGCCTACGAAGCCGTAAATAAGTTGGAGAAACCCTAATGAGTAGAGCAAGAGATTTAGCTGATAGTGCTAGCGTTGTTGATCCGCTAGATGGCCTTTATGGTTCTTCGTCAAGCCCTATAATAATTACTGTAAAGGTAGCCACAAAAACAGCATCCCACCCTTACAATGGTGATGGTAGCTCTTCGGGATATACGTTGAATAATGTTGAGTCACCAGCTATTAAGTTTGGAGGAACTGATGCTGCAACATCAAGCACTGAGTATGTTTATAGATTTGATCAAGCGGACTCATCAAATAGCGGACATCCTTTAAGATTTTATTTAGATGCTGCAAAAGCAACAGCTTTTACATCAGGAGTTACAACCAATGGGACGGCTGGAAGTGCTGGGGCTTATACTCAGATAGCTGTGGATAGCGAAACTCCAAAAATTTTATATTATCAATGTTCTTCTCATGCCTACATGGGAAATTATGCAACTGTTTCAGGGTCTTTAAGTTTTAGTGCAGGGTCTTTAAGAATTGCTGATACAGCAGTAACTAGCACTGGTGCAGAGCTTAATATTCTTGATGGTGTCACATCTACAGCAGCAGAGTTAAATATTTTAGACGGTGTTACATCTACAGCAGCCGAGCTAAACATTTTAGATGGGGTAACAAGTACGGCAGCCGAGCTTAATATTCTGGATGGAGTTACATCTACAGCCTCAGAACTGAACATACTAGACGGTGTTACATCTACTGCTGCTGAATTAAACATTTTGGATGGTGTAACTGCAACTGCGACAGAAATTAATAAGTTAGATGCAGTTAGTAGAGGCTCTTTAATTTATGGTAATGCTAGTGCTGAAACAGCACTCCTCACCAAAGGCTCTGCTAACCAGGTTTTAACATCAGATGGCACTGATATTGCGTGGGCTAATGCTGCTGCTGGTGGAACTAGCGGATGGGAAGTTTTGCAAACAGTTACCGCATCTGGAGCCTCTACTGTGGATGTAGGCTCTAGTTCTATATTTGATTCTACCTATGATGCTTATGCAATTATAGGT